TTACCCTGTTACTAATAAAAATAAAGTTGTAGGTTGTGTAGCAGTTAGAGAAAATCAAATTCATCTATTTACGGTAGATAATTATAATCTTAGACCTATTATTAATAATATTCTTAAACCTTTACTTAATGAATATGATGAGGTACGGTCTACTATTCATGTTATGAATTATAACGCATATAAATTTGTTACAAGATTGGGATTTGAACCTTTTCGTTTAAGTGGAAATACCCTTTATATAAGGATTACAAAAAATGGGCTTTGTTGGTGATGTTTTTGAAAGTGTAGGGGATATAGTAAGTGGGATAGCAGATGTTGCTGGTGATGTTTTAGATGTAGTTGCCCCAGTTGCTTCCATGATTCCTGGTCCGTGGCAGATTCCTGCTATGGCTTATAATGGAATTAACTCACTAGCTGATGGTAATATTTTAGGTGCTCTAGGTAGTGCTTATGGTATAAATAAACTTGGAGGTTTCAGTGGGTTAACTGGTTTCCAAGGAGCTGCAGGAGCTACATTAAATGCTTCTCAACTTGGAGATGCTGTTAAGGCTTATACAGCTGCGGGTTATACTACTGATCAGGCTTTAAATTTTGTGTCACAAGCAGCTGGTACAAGTGCCTCAACATTAGCTGGAATTATGGCTGGTGGTGGTACACTAAATATGGCTGGTCAGGGTCTTGTAGGTTACTCTGGAGGTTTTGGTGGAGCTGTTAATAGTATCTTTGGTCAACCTGCAGGGTTTTCTGGAAGTTCTCTTGCTGCAGGTGAGTCTGGAGGTATGATAGATAATGTTTTAAATGGATCTACTTTTGGTATTAGTAATTCTACTATTGGTAATGTTCTTAAAGCTGGTTCTAGTATTTATCAAGCATTTAATCAACCTAACGTACAGGCTCCTAGAGTTGCACAAGCAGGTGCTGATCCTTATGCTCCATATAGACCTGCCGCTGCTGCGGAATTAAATGCTTTAATTCAAAATCCAAATAAAGTATATGGTATGCCTGGGTATCAGTTTGCACAACAACAAGGTCAAAAACAAATTGAACGCTCTGCTGCTTCTACAGGTAACTTAGCTTCAGGTAATACACTAAATGCTTTACAACAACAAGGTGCTTCTACTGCACAGTCTTGGTATGACAACTATGTTAAAAACTTATCTGTACTAAGTGGTGCTGCAAATAGTCCAGCTTCTGGTCAAGAGGCTTATAATATGGCACAACAAGCACAATCTCAAGCTGAAAAATCTAGACAACAAAACTTATTAATGGGTATCCAAGGTTTGGCTACTTCTTTCTTTGGTTAAAGGGTATATAAAATGATAGATTCAAGTAATCCTTATGCAATGCCAAATGCTTATGATGTAAGTAACATAATGACTGGTTACCAAAGAGATGCTCAACGTGCTGAAAGCGAAAAGCTTATTCTTAATGAACAAAAAAGATCATTAGCTGAGAGTGCTCTAGCTCGTCAAATTAAAGCAGCAGCTATTAAAGGTTTAGAGACTGGTCAATCAGAACCTGCTCAACAAGCACCAGAAGGCATGGCTCCTCAAATGCAACCACAGGCTGCTCCTGGTTCTACTGCATTTTGGCAAGGTCAAAACACAGCTGCTCCAGAACAAGCTCCTACTACCCCTGTTCAACAGTTTAAAGCTGCTAAAACAGAGTACAGTAATATTTCTAAACAAGCTCAAGAGTATGCAACAATATCTAAAGCACTTAAAGCTAAGGGTCTTGTAGACCAAGCTGAACAATATGATGCTAAAATAATGGATTTACAAAATAAATCTCTTAAAGCTAAAGATGATGTATTAGATCACTCTATTAAAGTTTTAGGTCTTGCTGGTAACCTAGCTAATGGTTATATGGAAGCAGTTAAGAATGATCCTGCAAGTTCAGATGCAGCCTGGGCTCGTTTTGCTATGACTGCTAAAATGTATGGTGCTGATGAAGATAATAAACTTATGATGACACCTCCAGATCAACGTCAACAAGTAGCTCAACAGATTATGGATCAGTCTGAAGACGGTAAGACTAGAGCTATGATGGCTCGTGAACAACTTAAAGTTCAATACAAAGCTAAAGCTCAATTAGAAAGTAACGAATTAAAACGTGAGATTGAACAGTCACGTACTCGTAGACAAGCTGATCGTGAAGCAGGTATAAACAAACGTTGGGAAGCTGGCAGAGAAGACACTCAATTTAAAACTTTAGAAGGTAGTGCTAAGTCTAGAATTGCTTTTGCTCAACGTGATCGTGATGATATTGATGGTCGTATTAAAGAAGTTCAAACTCAAATTGATGACATTAATAGTCTTAGAAATATTTCTATTCCTAAAGAACAACGTCCTGATGCTGTTGCAGCTCTTGAAACTAAAAAGAATGTCTTACTTGAAGAACGTCGTAACTCTGATAAAGAAATTGATACCTATGAAAAAGACTTAGTTGCTTTACAAGATTCTTATAAAGATGTTAAATCTAAAAAAGAACCTGGATCTAAAGGTAAACCTAAAGAGTTTAGTGAAAAAGTTGGTTATAAATTTGTTCAAGGAGCTTCACAAAAAGATATTGATTTATATAAGAGTTTAATGTCGCAAGCTAAAACACGAGAGGAAAAATTAGAAGTTCAAAAAATAGCCTTTGAACATAATATTGTGGAACCTAAATAATGGCTAGTTCTTTTGCTGAAGCAGTAAGTAATTTAAATAAATTTAATACTATTGTTGGTATTGAATCTAATGACAATCAGTTTGATAGTTCAGGCAAGCCTCTAACTTCTAGTGCAGGGGCTATTGGCGTTGCTCAAGTAATGCCTAAAACTGCTCCTGAAGCAGCTGAGTTAGCTGGTGTTGAGTTTGATGAAAATAAATTTCGTACTGATAAAGAGTACAATAAAAAATTAGGTAAAGCTTACTTTGAAAAACAAGTACAAGACTTTGGTGATGAGTCTAAAGCTGCAGCTGCATATAATGCTGGGCCTACTGCTGTTCGTAAAGCTATTGAAAAGTATGGTGAGAACTGGTTACAAGGTGTTCCAAAAGAAACACAAGATTATGTAGCTAAGTATAATGCTCCTAAAGAAAAAACTTCTTCTTCCTTTGCTGAAGCTGCACAATCATTAATTAAACCTAAAAGTTCTTTTGCTGAAGCTGTTTCTACTCTTAAAAAGACAACTAAACCAGAAACTAACTGGGCTGGTACTGGACCTAAGATGTCTTTTGGTGAGTACATGAAGTCAGGTTTTTCTGGTAGAATTGCTACTGGTCTAGGTTCTAGAGAAGAAATTGGTGAGCAAGCCCGTAAGAATGTGATGGCTGCTGGCTATACTTCTCAATCAGATTACAATGATAAAGTAGGTAAAGAGTACGAAAAGTTACTTGGTGAGTGGAAAGCTAAGAATGCTGAAGAAGCTAAAGCTAAAGGACCTGAACCTACACTAGGTGAATCTTTAAAAGGGTTTGGTTCTGAACTTATTAATAATCCTGGTCGTGCTGTAGCTGGTTTAATTTATGAGTTAGGTAAAGATCCTTGGATGTTGGGTCTAGGAGCATTTGCTGCGCCTAAAGCAGCTGCAGGAGCTATTGCTGCTGGACGTACAGCTAAAGCATTACAAGCGGTTAAAGGTGTTGGTGTTGCTACAGCTAAAGGTGGTGCTCTTGGTGCTGGTCTTGAGACTGCTGCAGAAGCTAGTGAATCTGGTAATTTAGACTTACAAAAGATTACTAATACTGCTGGTATGTTTGCTGTACTTGGTGGTAGTATGAAAGGTGTTGGTGAGGTTTACAAAGGGGTTAAAGGTACTCCTAAAGTTAAACCTGATTTAACACCAGAAGAATTTGAAACTGAATTAAATAAATTTGAATCTATGTCAGATACTACTAAGTCTTCTGATGTAGGTACTGGTTTAGCTTCTGATATTGAAGCAGGTAAAACGTTATCTACAGATCCTTTAGGTGAAGTTTCAGATACAGGGTTACCTATTAAACAAGGTCCTATTTTAGACGTTGCTAGTGGTGAGCCTTTAGTTGATAGTTCTGGTCGTCCACGTATAGCTATTATGCGTAGAAATGCAGATGGAACTCCTGCAGGTATTGAAATTAACCTTGAAGAAGTTAACAAACGTTTTGAAGAAAAACCTTGGGTTAAACTAGGTCATTCAGAAGATACCTTTAAAACTCCTGAACAGTATGCTAGGTTTATTCTTAAGCATGAAGAAGAGCATGTATTACAATCGTTTGACAATTGGAAACTTGAAACCAATATGCAAGACTCTGGGATTCCAGATAATGTATTGCGTCGTCAGTATGAAACCGATATCAACAAACGTGCTAAAGTTAAACTTGATGCTCAAATTGAACAAGAATTAAAAGACAACCCTAGTCTTTACGAACTTGGTGATGTATTTAAAAACGACACTTATACAGAACAAACTGGTGTAAATGCAGTTCAACGTGTGCTAGCTGATATGTCTTTAAATAAACGTGCTGCTAAGATTTTTAGAGAAACTATAGAACGTATGATCCCTAACAAAAAGATTAGGGAACGTATGACTATGGCTATTGAAGGTGAACGTAGTACTGATCGTTTACTTACTGATGTAGAAAAACAAGAACTTCTTTATGGTACTGGTAAAATAAAACCTGGTACTGAGTTTGTAGATACTGGTTTAGTTAATGCCCTTGAACGTATGAAACGTAAGTTTGATCAAGGTGCTTTTAGAGATGAGGCTGAAAAGGCAGCTTATAAAACTAAACTTGATAACTTAGAGTATGTAGTTAACATGCTTAAAGAGTTACCTTCAGAAGAAAATGCTATTAAACTTCAAAAAGTAATTGAAAGTAAGTTTGCAGAGATGGGTGAAGTAGCTAAGAAAGAAGGCGTACTTGATAACTTACGTCAAAACTACGTAGCTCACGTTATTGATTTTTCTGACTCTGTATTATCTAAAGAAAATCAAAAGTCTTTACTTGATCGTTTAAGCTTAGACCCTAAAGAAAGCAGACTTAACAGAGACTTTTCTGAATCTCGTATGTATAGATATATTCGAGACTTAGAAAAACGAGTCTATGAAGTTGCTAATGAAATGGGTCTTGATACTACTGGACTTAAAGTACAACGAGATATAGCTCGTATTTTTGAAGTATACCAAGAGTCTATGGGTAATGCTATTATTCAAAAGCGTTTAACTAACTTTTTAGAAAAACAAATAGTAGACTTGCCATCTAAAGAAAAGCTGGGTCTTATTACTAAAGACTTTAAGCTTGCCTACGAAAACAAATATGAACAGTTTACTGGCTATGGATCTGAAGCACTTAAAGGTTACATGGTTAACCCAGATCTTATTCCTGCTTTAGGACACTTGTTTAGACAGACTGATCCTAACTTAGTACTAAGAGCAGCTAGTGCTGTTTCTATGCTGTCTAAAACTATTACTACAATGGCTTCTATGTTCCATGCTACGTCATTAGCTTGGGCTAGAATGGGTGCTACACCTTTTGGTATGCTTAAAGAGATTGGTACTGGGTTTTCTGGAACTAGAGCTGCACTTGAAACTTTACGTAATGATGGTTTTAGTAGGGAAGTAGATAACTGGACTAGGGCTGGTCTTAAGTTTGAGACTGAAGATATTCAACAAGGTATTCTTCCTGATGTAGCTCGTAATGTAGACAATTTTACTACTAAACTATTTACTAATAACGATGTAAGACTTACTAGAAGAGTTATTGATCCTTTAGATAAGTATGTATTACAAAATATTAATACACTTACTTGGGATTTTATGCACTCTGCAGGTAAGTTTAATGTAGCTCAAACAATCTTTGCTAATATAAAAGCTAAGAATCCGCACATGGCAGACCAAGCTATTTATAATGAAGTTACTTCTTTTGTTAATAATACTTTTGGTGGTTTGGACTGGTTAAAAATAGCTGATGAAGTTCAGAATAAAACACTTAAAAACTTAGCTATATCTATGACAGGGTTACAAGGTCGTACTTGGATGCAAGTATTAATGTTTGCTCCTGACTGGACTATATCTACACTTAGGTCTTATACTAAAGCTTTACCTAAAGAAATGTTTAAGCCTAATAAATGGGAAATTAAAAAGGGTGCTCAGGGTTTAATTAATCCTACTACTTCAGGTGACCTAGCTAGACGTTATGTACTTACTACAGGTGTGCTTTATCTAACACTTATTAATGGTATTAACATGGCTATTACAGGACGTCCTGTTTGGACTAATAAGGATCCTACTCGTATTGACTTAGGTGATGGTACTACCATGCAGTTAGCTAAACACTCTATGGAAGGTCCACATTGGTTATTACATCCTATTAAAACTGCTACTAATAAACTTGGTTATCTTCCTAAGACTGCTGTTACTTTAGCTTCTCCTTATGTTAATACTCCTATGGATGCACTTAAAGTAATAGGTGAGCCGTTTGTTCCATTTCAGATTAGTGCAGCTTACAATGCTCCTTCTGGTGAGAAACTTAAACGTGGTGCCTTTAGCTTTATGGGTTTCCCTATTTATGGACAAACAAATAAAGAAAATACAGATCCTGCTATCTTAATGGAACGTAGAGAGAAACGAGCAGAATCTAGGGCTAAGAATAAAGAAGAGAAAGCTAAAAGACAATAATGGCTATTCAATTACCTCCAATACCCAATAACCCAGGCACAGATGCTTTTGTATGGCGTGATTGGTTCTTTAAAGTTAGTCAGATACTTGCTCAACAAGCTGCTATTGCTTGGACTAGTATTGACTTTTCTGGGTCTAATTTAACTAGTATTCAAACTAGACGACATAATGACTTACAACTTATTCAAGGTGGTAATGCAGGAGAGTATTATCATTTAACTCAAGCTCAATACAATACAGTAAGTACTCTTCCTGTTTTTGGAACTATGGCTACTCAGGATGCTAATAATGTAGCTATTACTGGTGGTACTATCTCAGGTATTGCTGGACTAGGTACAGTTACAAGCGTATCTGGCACTGCACCTGTATCTGTAGCAACAGGAACTACAACGCCTGTTATTAGTATGGCATCAGCTAATACATCTACGGATGGCTATTTGACATCTACCGACTGGAATACTTTTAACAGCAAATTGTCAGCACAGGTTTACCCTGGCGCAGGGATTGCTAATTCTACTGGGACTGCTTGGGGTACATCTTATGGCGTTTCAGGTACAGGTAGTGTTGCTTTAACTTCAAACCCAGTATTTGCTACAGACATTACAGTTAATGGCATCAAAGTAGGCAAAGGCTTTGGATCATTGTCAGGCAATACAGCCGTAGGAAATTCTGTTTTATTAAACGCATCTTTAACAGGAAATAATAATAGTGCTTACGGCAATCTTGCATCTAGAGATAACACAACAGGTTCAAGCAATAATAGTTTTGGCTTTCAAGCGTTAAGAAATAATACAACAGGTAATAATAATAGCGCATTTGGGCTTAACAGTTTAGTTAGTAACACAACAGGTTCAAGCAATAGTGGTTTTGGCGTACAAACGCTATTGTTAAATCAAACTGGAAACTTTAATGTTGCAGTAGGACAGGATGCTTTAAATAACAACGTAAGTGGTTCACATAACGTAGCAATTGGAGTTCAAGCATTACTAAAAAATACAACCAATCAAAATGTTGCTATAGGCAATTTTTCATTAACTAATAATACTACTGGCACTCCAAATGTTGGCATCGGGTATCAAGCATTAGGACAAAATACAACTGGCTCATCTTGCGTAGCATTAGGCACAAATGCTTTATACAACAATACTACTGGCAGTAATAATTTTGGATTAGGTGCGTACGCTTTAGAAAGCACAAATACAGGTGGGAATAACATTGTTGTTGGTACGCAAGCAATGAGATCTAACACTATTGGCGATAGCAATGTTGCATTAGGTAATGGTGCTATGTATTACTCATTATCGGGCAATAGTAATCATGCTATTGGTCGAGATGCTTTATTTAATTGTAATACAGGAAATAACAACGTAGCCATTGGTAGAGAGACTCTATATGCAACAACAAGTGGTTCAGGAAATACTGCTTTGGGGCATCAGTCAGCAAGATACCATGCAGATGGAGCAACAGCATTAACTACACCAGCTAATTCAGTATATATTGGATTTCAAGCAAGAGGCTTTAATAACTCTGATTCTAATTCTATTGTCATTGGTGCTAACGCTATTGGTACAGGTGCTAACGCTACAGTCATAGGTAACTCATCTACTACGCAAGCAAGAGTTTTTGGTGCATTAACAGCCAATTCATTTATACCTACAAGCTCTACTGTACCTACTAACGGTGTATATCTACCTGCGGCTAACGCTGTAGCAATTGCGACTAATAGCACGAGAGCAGTTTATATTGATAGTTCTCAAAACGTAGGTATAGGGTCAAGTAGTCCTACACAAAAATTAGAACTTTTAGATGGCAACGTACAGATAAGAAATGCGGGTACACCGTCGGTAGGAACAGTTTTAACTTATGGGTTTAATTTTAGAGCTAATAATCAAGTTACGCAAGATAGGGGAATTATTGCCACTATTAAACCTTATTTAGGGACAGCGGCTGATAATGATTTTGGTATAGCATTTCAAACGCAAGCTACTACTGCTGGTGGATTAACTACTAAAGCGCTATTAGCACCTTCGGGCGGGTTTTCATTAGGGGCTATTACAGACCCAGGCGCAGGTAACTTAAATGTTACTGGCGTTATTAACGGGGGCTATATAGCACATGCCGCAGGCACTACTGCTATGGCTTTCCGTGCAGATAACGTAGTTAGAGTAACACCAAACGCTAATGCTACATACACAACTACAGTTCCTGCTGCGGGTGCAATTTGTGTACTAAGTATTCTTACTTCAGGTACAACTTCGTATACTATTACATTTGGTACTGGATTTAAATCAACAGGAACTTTGGCTACAGGTACAGTTACAGCACAATACTTTAACCTTACTTTTGTATCTGACGGAACAAATTTAATTGAAACAGGCAGAACAATAGCTATTGCTTAAATAAGGAAAGCAAAATGATTGAAGAAACAAAAGAAAGCATTGCACAACATTACAAAGCCGCAATGGATTCAGTTAATCTTATTAATGGTGGTAAGCCTGAATGGATGTCTGACATTGATTGGGTTGATTGTTTGAAACGTAATAAAGAACACCTTGTCATTATGTTAGCTAAAGACTTTTGGACTGACGAGGATTTAACACCGTTTGAAAATGCAATTGGAGATTTAAGTAATGATTAACTCTAGAAGTCTTTCAGATCTTAATCCTAAAGTTGCAACATTAGCTAGTGAGTTTATAAACCGATGTAAGGCTAAGGGTATTGATGTACTTATTACTTCTACTTACAGAGATGCTGCAAGTCAGAATGCTTTATATGCACAAGGACGTACTACTCCAGGAAAAAAAGTAACCAACGCCAAAGGCGGTCAATCTTTTCATAATTGGAAGTGTGCTTTTGACTTTGTACCTATTGTTAATGGTAAGGCTATGTGGAGTGATACTGCTTTATTTACACAGTGTGGAGAGATTGCAGAACAAGTAGGACTTGAGTGGGCTGGACGTTGGGTTAAGTTTAAAGAGCTAGCCCATTGTCAGTACACAGGTGGTTTAACTCTTGCAGACTTTCAAGCAGGTAAAACATTTTAATGATTATACTGATGACAGAATGCTTGACATGTGATATAATATATGCTTAGTACAAATTCGTACTACATTTTTAAAGGATATTACCATGTGGACTACACCATCAGCTACTGAAATGCGTTTTGGCTTTGAAGTTACTATGTATGTAATGAATAAATAGGCTAAATCGTCAGCAAGGCTATTTCTAGGGCCTACAGCGCATTTTAGGGTAAAAGAAAGGGGACAATATTCAGTCCCCTTTTTTATTACGTTACACGCTTACTGTGTAGGTCAATTTTCTTACACTGTCTCTAATTTTACCTTAGATGGAGCTAAATGGTTAACTACTTCATCAAAAGTTTTAAAAACACTGACTCCTTGTTCATGTTGTGGTTGACCAAAGATAATTTTAGTTGTTGCTACAATAAAACCGTTTTCTGCTTTGTTAATTTGAACTTGATTGTAATCCATAACTACTCCTTAATATATGTAAATAATAAACGAATAAATAATAAGTCTACAACTAGGTAATCTGAAGTGCCATTACTCTCTTCTAAGTCACTAGCAAACACAACTTCAAACCCTAATGTAATACCATTGATAAAACTAAATTCAAACATAAACATTATAGACCTACCACTTCACAAACACCAGCAGTACAACTTAATTCCTGGGTTCCTGTTGTAGTATCTTCCTCCTCTTTAAAGTTTGACCAGTCTACCTCAGGGAAAGTTCTAACAGCTTCGTTATATACTTCCTCTGTTACTTCTTGATATGGTGCTTGCTTATAAACGTGATCAGAATGTGGTAGTAAGGATACACCTGACACATCACTGAAGTTATTATAAATCCAAGCTCCTACATCCATGAACTCGTTATCTGTATAGTAAACAGTGATTGACGGATTATGCTCTGTCCAATGCTTCTGATATACACTATATAGTTTAAGTTGTTCTAAGGCATTTGTTTCATTACGAGTTACTCCTGATTGGCTTCCTTGTTGCGGGAAACTAAAGATTGTAATGTCGTTTGGTTTTGTAACGTCTGGTTCATTTGGAACTCCTGCATCTTTAAAGAATTTTGTGATTGGATCTTTATTATCCATTCGCACAGTTCTAATGTAATGTTTAGAGTAAGCAGGATGAATGCCAGAACTGCAACCAACCAACTGACTAACAGTCCCTGAAGGCTTAACAGTAGTGATAGCGACAGACTCAGGTATGCCGAGTACACCAGCCCACTTTTTATTGACTTCAATTGCATATTCACGTAGCTCCGTTAACCATTTAATACATTCTTCAGTAGGTTTACTAAGGATAGGATGATCCATAATACCTGTCATACTTACACCTAGTAACCGTTCTTCCTCTTGGTTCTTCTTCCACTCAGCTCTTAAGTATCTAAAGTTTGTAAGGGTGGATTGAAATGTCCCGATAATTGTTGCGACTTCAATCTTTTCTTTAAGGTCAGCAAGGGTATCTTTCTCTCGGATGACAACTTCACTGAGATTACACACTCCCTTAGATCGCAGGATAATTTCTCCGCAAGGGTTTGTGCCATAGTCGAAACCATCAACATCTCGTCTTCCGTTAGAGGCTGCTTTCTTTGTAGCTGCAACTCTATTAAATATTCCTCGTTCACCGTTCTTTGAGTCATATAATGTACTCCACTCTTTTAAGAAAATACCAACATCAGGTTTCTCAGTGTAAGCAACACTATTATTAGCAAGAGCACGTTGGACATTACCATCCCACCAGGCACCATTCTTAGCATTACGCATGCGATCATCTGTGAGATTAGACAAAGAAATAAGAGCACTTCGTCGAACACCCCCGACAATAACAATGTCTGCAACTTTACATACAATATCATGACATTCCAATGAGTTTAGTTTTCTTCCTGCAGCTCGTTTGAAAGTATGTATTGTAAATTCAAACAAGTCTTCAAGAGGTTTTGGACCGCTTGCTCTACCACCGAAAGTCCTGAGTCTAGCTCCAGCAGGTCGCACTCCAGAGGTATCCCATTTTGGAACTCTCCCTGAATATAGGAGGCTAATGAGTTCCCTATAAGCAGATGCCCAACCAATTCTTGAATCTTTAACTCTAATAGATGTGTCTGTATCATGGAATTCCTCAGCAACTACTGGTAACATGTTTGTAAACTGTCGCTCTACTGAGAACCCTACACCTGTACCACACATTAAAACGTACATTACTTCATCAAAAGCTTTAGGGTTATCAATAGCAATAAAGCTACAGTTGTAACCTGCAATCTCATCACGATCTAAAGCTTGTCCTGCTGTCATTAAGCAACGCATACTAGGCATTACATCTAGTTCACGGATTGCTTTATTAACCTTCTCTTCAGGGAAACTATCAAAGCGTCCTTTAAAGAATCCTGTATAACGACTTACTGTTTCTTCCCATGTCTCACGTCTAGATTCACTAGGAACCCATCGTGCATAACGGCTGGCATGAATAAACCGTTGGTAATCTGTTAAAGCCATTAGTAATCCTCGTCTGTTGTCAACTCATTATTAAAGTATTCGTATTTATCTTCAATACGATCAAAGAAAGCCTCTACTAAATCAAATGAATTAATATTCAGAATCTCTAGTAGAGTTACTTCATCATACTGTTCTGCTAGTTTTTTAGTTATTTCCTGCAGAGTTAGTGTCATGCCATGCTTCCTTATCCCACTTTATAATAGCGTTAATTTGTGTTCTTAATCCATTACAAAGTTCATCATTCTTTATTTTGTTTTCGAAGATGTCGTCGATAGTAATGGTACTTGGTCCGCTGGTGGCTTCAATAATTCTTGCGGTATTCTCGGGCACTGGACTGAAGAGACCTTTACCTGATTCATCCCACAACCTGATACCATCAGCAGTGATATTACAGTTACTAGTATATATTTTAACACGTTTAAGTTTCCTTGTCAACTGATTATAGTGATTTGTTTGATTATTTAATGCTGTTTGGTATTCTTTAATTGTAGTACGTGATTTGTCATCATTAGACTTAACCTTAGCAAGTAACGCATCATACTCTTTGACCTGATCCGCTTTAACGAACTGACCTTTAACATAGTAACCTCCTAAGAAACTACCAATTACCATCGCTGTAATCAGGGCCCACTTGTATGGGTTCAGAATGTTCAGTAGATTGTCCATAGTTTTCCTCTAATTCAATTAATAAATCAATAAAGTGTTTAGCTTTTAGTAAGTCTTCAATACCATTCTTTCTGCGCCATCTACATAAATATTTAATAGCAGTAGCCTCTAAGTAAGGTATTTTGTTTACGAAGCAGAACTCAACAGGTTGGATAACGAACTCTTTGTAATGAGAGCCACCGACTTGAGAGGAAAGTGATGATAGTAGTTCCTGATTCTCAATGTCCAAGTTTTTATAATGACCCATATGTTCTCCGTAAATAATCTAATGACACAGCCATCTCATCAAATGACCCATCGTTAACCTCATGTAGCATGTAGAACCCACGCCAATGCTCGTTGCCTTGCGGCCCCATGTAACCCTCATTATGTTCGTAACACGAACCAGCAATGATAGCTGTCATTTCTTTTCCGTCGGCACGACGACCATAAGCAATCTGTCTACCCTGTTGGTGCCCTGCAAAGCAGGACATATGCTTCTTAGTAATAAGCATTTGAGCACTGATTACTGGTCTACCCATAACACCACTAGTAAAGTAATGACTATAAGCAACACCATCAATTACCACTACTTCAAGGAACGGATGTACTTCCCAACCAAAAGTTTCATAAGCAAGATCTTTAATGCCAATGAGTCCATCAAGTTTGCGATCATACTCAATTGCCCTTTCAATACGTTCTTCATGGTTACCTAATGTAAGTACTAACCTAGGGTTCCATCGTTGTTTGTGGTTAGCCCTAAGCTTCTCTTGTTCATCATGGATAGGTTTCATTAATGCTCGCATCCCTTTACGGGCTGCCTTAACATCAGCAGTATAAGTTCTACCTTCAAAAGACTTCTTACCAATATCATAGCTAGATAGGGACGGCATGTCAGCGAAGTCCCCGATGCAGACAATCACATCAGGTTTTTTCTCCGCTGCATACTGACCAATCCAACTTAGATATTCCACACTTTGACCAGGCTTTACTTGGCAATCAGGAATAACTAAGTGTTTACTCATCTGTATGACTCCCTTTCATCTAGCATAGCTGTTGCTATTGCATAAGCACTTACAGCTAAATACTTTGCTTCGCCTTCATCTCCACCCCAACCACCACTATCAATAATAGCATGTAAAGCTTCCATTGCAATGTAGTCTCGTAAGTTCATACCTGTCCAGATTTGTTTCTTATTATCTTGACAAGGGAATGCAGGAGAGTTACCTCTTGGTGCTGTATTTACATCACTCATGATACTTGACCTCCATTCTCTTTGAACAAATCTAACTCTTGTTCTATTTCATCTACTGATACACTAAAGATACCACGTCGTACTAACTCTTTAATACTAAAGTCCATAAGGAATGCAGCTTCTTTAGCATCTACGTGGAAGTCAAAGTCTAAAGACCCATCTTCATTCTGAACACAATCTGATATAATCACTTAGCCAATCCTTTCTAAAGTCTAACCATTTGAAACCGTTGGCTTCCGCCCACATCCAATAGGTAGTCTTACTTCTCTTTGTTATTTTATTATCTGGATTCATAAACAAGAAGACAACAGTTATGTCTGGGTTACAATCTTTAAACCAAACCATCTTCTGTCTTGTATCTAAATCTAGTTTACCTTTAGCTTCTAGATAAACCTTCTTACGTCCAGTCTTAAAGTCAGGTATATATTTACGTTCTTTAGCAGGCTGTGTGTAAGAAAACTTATCTGGCTCATACTTAACTGAGGGGAAGTTCTCTCTCAAGATCTTCCAGACTTGCTCCTCCAGTTTGCTCTTGAATAAGGGCATTGAATTGTTCACTCCAGTCTTCATTTTCATTTCGTCTAATCCATAAGACTCGACCATTCATAAGGAATTCTTCATCGTTACCATATGCATTACGTACTGCTTTAAACATATCATACTCTGAAGTACAGTTTCTTAAGATACCTTCTGCTTTCTTAGGACCAATTCCAGGGATACCTTTGATGTTATCGCTACGATCCCCTTGTAAACACTGCATATAAAAATGCTTTAGTCCGTCTAGATAACCAACAGTCTTGAACTCGTCTTTAACAAAGTTATAATGTTGTCCTGGGATCATTAACAAATCTTTATCTATGGTACAGATAATAGTCTCTGTTGTTTGATTGATACCCATTGCATCATCAGCTTCTTGCCCATCACATACTTCTGCTTTGTACTCTTTAACTAGGTAGTCTCGTATAGCTTGTAACCAGAATGGTTTCTCTGTCGGCCTATGGGCCTTGTATTCTGGATAGATTGCTTTACGAAAGTTATTACTACCTGTTAGAAAGACACGGTACTCATCAGAGTCTGTATAGAAAGTGATTTTGTCAATGACATCATCTACTTTACTAAATACATAATCTTCTGAGTCGTCGTCTTCACAAGTACAAGCTACTCGATATGCAACGATGTCGCCTCAACCGTCGATGAGAGCCATCATCGAACTAACCTCCTTATTCAATCAGCACTTGAATTGTGGGTCTTTAAATAGGTAATAGCTTCTGTTAAGTTAGAAACAGAATCTTGAAAATGTCCAAGACCTCTATTACAATTTGTACAAAGAAATGCTCTAATCTTGCCAGTCGCATGACAGTGATCTAAATGAGTTAGATGACCGCTAGTGGGAAGTTCCAACCCACAGATAGCACATTTACAATCTTGTGCTTTTAGTTTCTTTGTATACTCTTCTAGAGTAAGACCAAACTTTGTTTTAGTATAACTACTTCGTTTAGCTGTTTTATATTCTATATCATTACATCTTTTTTGATGTAACTTTCTTGATATAGATGTAGCACAGTCTTTACAAAAGTAAGCTACTCCATATTTATTAGATGAATCTTTATGAAATTGATCTAAAGTTTTATTTGTATTACATTTACCACAACTAATGAGTCCCTGTTCGGGACTATAGAACCTAGGTTTAAATTGATTAGCCATTACAATCTCCATTGAGAAGCTACTATTATACCATAGTTCTATAGATTTGTCAAGCACCATCAATTAGTGCTTGCATTAGTTATCCTTAGTATGGAATGTCACTATCTAAATCATCTAACTCTGGAATGTTAGCTGCAGTTTTTTCTGGTTCTTTAGCAAACACATAAGCTTCAAACTCTTTAGCTAGAGAAAGAATAGCGTCACTAGTAGGAACAGATTTAGCACCAATAGTAAGAGCACCGATAGCAGCACTAATGCTACTTTGTCGAACAATGTAAACTTGGCGAGCTGCTCGCTCTTCTTTGGTTTCATAGTTAGATCCTGTAGTACGATTAACTCCAGCTGCCGCTGGTTTACTTGATGGTTCTGAAGCTGTTGAAGAAGTTGCATCACCAATTGCAATCCATTGCCAAAAATCACCTTCTTTAACTGTAGTGACATTAACAACATCACCTTTACCAAGACCTTTAATGTGATTAAATACACTAGGATTACTAAAGGACATTAACTTCTTAGTCTTTGTCTGAGCTTGCTCATCTTTGTATGTAACTTCTAACGATTGGTAACTACGACCATTCTTAGCAGCGTGAGTATTTGGTGCACCTACATCAATAATATTAATTAGCATTTACTACCTCCATGTTTCCCCAGTTAGGACCGACTTGACATTCGACCCGCATTGGGAGATTAAATTTAACTCCAAAGAGTTTCTCAAAGTTTGCTGGTACATCTGTAAAACATTTATCAACTAATTGAACTATACGTATATTATCGCATATCTTGTCATCAATGTCAAGAATAATTGAATCATGTACAGTATTAATTAGTTTTACTCCACTCACTCCTTTAAGTCTGTTTGCCAAGCTGACTCGTGCGATGGACATGAGGTCCGCTCCAAGCCCTTGTACAGGGTAGTTGAGGATCTTTGTCCTAGGCCACTTGACTTTTCCATAGCTAACTTCTGGTTCATAGTTGTACACACGGCCTGTGGGCATAGTGAGTTTTCTATCTCGTTTAGCTTGCTCGACAATTGTTGTATGCCACTTACTAAGCCCATCGTATTTACGATAGAACTCTCCAATGACTCCGTCCCAGAACTGTTCTCCGCCAATGTCTTTAAAGTTAGGATCATTAGCATAAGAGTATGCAGATCCTCCGTAGATAAGACGGAATACGAACGTTTTAGCAATGAGTCTACTTGGTAAACCAAACCGCTCTTGGTTGTCTGTGTGTTGGTCGACATTATCCCATATCTCCTTGATAGCTGTTTGATCTTGACTTAGAAATGTAGCACATACCCACTCAAGAGCCTTGGCATCCGCCTGTATTAAGCTCATTGTTGCACTCCTTCTGACATTCATTTACTTTAGCTTGTATATATGCAGGCTCTGCATCAAACTCATTGAACTCATTTACATAATCTAAATCTGTTTTACCATACACATCATTTAATTCTTTAGTCATATCTGCTCCTGAATAGTTCTTTAATTTCACCATCAAAGTTCTGTAAGTTAGGTCTGCTTGAACTAAGTCGACCTGTTCTAGCCACACATTGGTTAAGCTGTCCGTGTAGTTTTCCTTCATTCCATTTCATTTCCTTTCTTAATTTAACTAGTCCTTCATAGTAAGTAGATAGTCGTTTCTCTAGAGTTGCTCTGCGTAATAGCAATTCAACTAACTCTTTAGCTTTCTTACTTCCTTTAAGAGACTTAAGTGTTTGTTCATCTGTGCTGTAAAAACCTTCCTTAGCCAGCTCAGAACCTTTAATTGGATTGACAATCTTCTCGAACACAATTGGATAGTCTACCCACCTTTCCTTATCTTGACCAGCTCTAGTACCCGTCTTGAATACACCAATAACTTCTCTGCGCTTAAAAACAATAGTCCCACCATAAAGTAAAGCAGAGAGGTGCTCAGTAGAATTACTGTTGAAGCCATCAGTTTGATGATAGTCATACAGTATATCATCGAGTCTTTTAATCTGTACTGTAAGCTCTTCACCCAGCTCTGTACATTTAGCTTCATCAAATACCAGTCCATTATACTCCATCTCCTGTAACACTAGCAAGTCTTGGTTATGTAGGCTAACTAACCTACGTAGTTGTGGGCTTGCTTTATTTAGTTCCTTACGTTGTTTAAGATACACTTGATACGTTAGGTCTAAGTCACCTTGTAAATACTCTGTAAGGATATCTTCTGGTATGTCTGGTGTATCTATACCATTCTTCCAATACTCTGTACTAACCACATCAAGCTTACTACCCAGATCGTAATAAGCAGCAACTCCATTGAGGGAGGGGTAGCTGGCTGTTTGTCCAGTAAGTATAAAATGCACAAGCTGACAATCCCATATACGCTTGTTGCTAAAAGAAATTCCATAACGTCGTATCCAATGCAAATCAAATTTAATATTAAACCCAATAATTAAGTCACAAGCATCCACAGTAGTTTGCACGTTAGCGAGATGGCTACCATAAGGCTCAGAATCATACTCAATGTTATGAAGACCATAAGCCATACCGTCATAAGTTCCCACGTAGCAGAGCTTGTTGCTTTCATCAAAGGGATTACCTTTGTTTGATATAGTTGTTTCAACATCTAAGATTAGCTCCCGCATTCTCCGACCGCCTTATTCAATGGGTAGAATTTCTCTACTGTTTCTTCTAGTGTTTCACCAGCACTAACACTATCAATTATATCATAGATATCTTCACGTGTCAAATCAGGTCTGTCTTGTAGTATTTTGTCGATCATTTCTTTTCTCCAGTACATAATGTAAAATTAAACCAGCAATAAACCCAAGGCCAAAGGCTTGGTAATAACATAGGAAGTACTCAAATATCTTCATAGCGTGCGATCTCTGGTTTGATTAGGACTTGAACAGAACCATGCCGTAAGTCTGGCAGTGTATCTGAATCACCAATTAGTTTATTCTTAACAATGTTAAAGAACCTAGTACGTGATGTGTTATCTTGTTCTTTACCAATGCCTAGAATCCAATCTGCTTCACCTTGCTTTGCAGTCTTTGAACCATCTACCATGTCCATTGTAAGATAGAGTTTACCTTCTGCCTCACCACTTGCTTGCGAAACAGCAATAACAGGTGCATATGTTTTAGCAATTTCACGGGCCCATTGGTAGATTGCTTTGAGTTCCAAATCATTTCGTTCTCCTTTAAACCCTTTGATCTTGTCAATCTGATCGAAGATAATTAATGCTGGGTTACTTGTTTTAAGAATGTTTTCGATTCGTAGTTTGTTGTTTGAATCTTCAAAGTCTAGAATCTTAATACGGTTACCAGTTGCATGTACATACTCACGTTGTCGTCGCTCTCTGTTATCAAAGAGAAACTCTTGTGGTAAACCCAGTGCTGCTTGATAGCAGCGGATAGCTACTTTGTTTCCTTGTTCCTCATTGTTAAACCATAGTACTTCTCCCTCAGTCTGAGAGACCATGTGAGTAATTTCCGACGCCAGAAAAGTAGTCTTGCCTGTTTCTGGTCTGGCAAATATAAAGCCAAAGTCCCCTTTGCGCAGAGATCCGAGAGCTTGATTAAGCCAATTAACACGCCAGCGTAAGCCAGGAGTAGCAACCTGAGAATCATATAGTTTTTCCAAATCCATTTCAATAGGTTTAGGTACGTCAAGTTCCATCTCTTGTTGTTCAAACTTGTTAAACAATTCTAACAAGTCTTGGACTGGTTTTTTACCAGTCTCTACATCTAACGATACTAATGCTACCTCGCCTGCGATGGCTCGGTGACGATGCTCATCTAGTAACCCGATTAACGCATCTCGATTAGTAATGTCTTGGTTAAACACTTCTTCTAACAGTAGTTTAAGTTCTTTCCTTTCTTGTTCTTTTAACATGTATTCAGTATTATAAAAAATATCTAAATCATTTATATTAATATTATTATTTATATTATATTTAATATAATAATTATTAATACTATTAAATATTTTATATATATTATTATAATTAGTTTTAATATAATTAATATTAACATATTTATAATACTTTGTAAAGAGTTCTTTATCTTCACAGAAAAGTTTTATAATTTGTTTCTCAACCATTCGTTAATTTCCTTAACTGAGTATTCTTTAGGATCTAATTCCGTTACCAGCACGGAACACCTAATGCCTTTACCAAGCATACTTCTCGCTTGTTTAACAGCACTTGTTGCCTTATCCCTATCGAGCCATAGGATCACATCATTGGCTTGTTTAAACAGGGTTTCCTCAAGTTCAGGTGACACACTAGAACCAAGGAGTGGTACAGCAGTTACATCTTTGTTAGCTTTGCTAACTTTTACTGCACTTAAAACATCTTCGACACATACTATTGTACCACCATTCCCATAGGAAAGCAAGGGTTTGTTTCCCTTGCTAAGATACTTAACTCCAGGACCAAAGTTCCTTGCTTGCCAGTAGGTTGGTGTGTTTACTAGGACCAACAGACTACGGTCTTCTACCCACCCCCATGAGTGCTCACTTACGTCAGAGCCCATGAGTCCGTAGGACAGTAGCCATTGCATGGCTTGTTTTGGTATGTCATTACTAACCGTTAGCGATATGTCATTGTCGTCTTTAGCGACGACGTTATCTATCCGTCTACGGACGGATGCTAGATCGTTTTTTAGTTTGTAATAACCACAGCCAAAGCAGTACCAATTGTCGGTGTACTCACCGAGATTGTCTTTGCTACCACATTTAGGACACGCAGTGTGTTGGATAAAGCCCATTGGTAAACTCCATAAGTTAATCGGTGGTAGGTTTAGTGTCTTCCACTTGATCATAGTGCAGCCCATCATTTCCATTTTGTCCAATGATATCTATTCTAGATTTCTTTTTACCAAAGATTTTTTCCCAGTTATCTTCATAAGCTTTGGTACTTTCTTTAGTTTGAATCTTGTCACCAGTAATATCATTACGTGCTACCATTTAATTGTCCTCCTCATCATCATAGTTATCTTCATCTACTACTTCATCTTCTTGTAAGTCTGGACGTATTAATGTATCTACGTCATCTTGGATGTCACTATAACACCTGTTACACAGGTCTAAGTACTCACCAGTACTAGCATACTTACGTGTTGATTCGAAGTCTGTTAGATTTTTATTACAGCTTAAGCAGCGCATACAATCTCCTATGATTGTTCATATCGTTGACTTGTTAACCTAGTAAGTATATCAAGAACAGATTCATATGTCAAGTCTTTTTTAGTTAAGTCACGGTTTTGGAACTTACGATCTAGTTGTTTTATTTTAGCAAAAACTTTCTCGTACTTAGCATGCTTAGGATCCATAGGTGTAGCTTCTTGCCAGGTTACATCCCAACCTTCAGAACTACTACTAAATATGAGTTTGTTATATATTATAGTCCCATACTTGTTAGTTCTAAGTAAATTATTAGGTTTACCTGATTCGGTTAACCCTTTGACAATGTAATAAGAATCATTTAATTTTAGAAACTGACCTATACTAAATTTCATTATTGTTTACCTCCGTAATTGTGTAGTCATAGACATGATCACCACCCATGTGGGCATACCAATCTGCTTCTTCCCATGTTTTAAATTGTTTAGTTTCAGATGAACCATTTGTATAAAGTATTACAAGTTTAAACATGATTCTTTTCCTTTAATGCTTGTTCAGAAACAAATGTTTCATCCCAACTAGGGTCGCATCTAATATAACAATCTTCTTTATGCCCTTGTTCCCCTTTTTTCCAAATTAAAAATTCAACTTTCTTTGTTAATTTGTTTTTTCTAGCCTTTAATCCTGTGCCTATTTTTCCATATTCATAAAGCATTTTTAATCCTTAATGCTTGTTCAATAGCACAAAAAAATCTAACTTGAACTTGGAAAATTTCTGAATTAAATATATTTTTATGTATTTCATTTATCTCATCATCCGTTAATCCTTGCCAAGTGCTCGTTGGCACGACCTGATGAGGGTGGGTGTAGAGTTTAGGAATTGGCATCCATTTATCAATTTTTAATTTTTCTAATGTTGGCAAATGTGTGCTATTTAATGGATTTTTGCTATACATTGATACTTGATATCCGTATGTTTTAGATAAACTTAAAAAGTTAATTTCAGGTTCAGGCAATCTATCATTTACATCAATCCAAGCCACAACTTCTTGCGCTGGTTGTTCTAGTGCTTCTTTGCAAGCGTTAATAACGCGTTCAGGCAATTCAATTTCATAATCTATAACCATCTTTAATGTTTCCTCTTTAGATGTCATTTAAGTACTCCTTAAAAGTATTAACATATTTATTTAACGTTGTATTAACTAACCCAGGAGCTGTGTTAACTTCAAATATAAACACACGGGAATCACGCTCACGATAGCCCACATCAACAGCACCAAAATCAAGACCAAGCAAATCAACCGCTTGAATAGACGACGATAGTAATAGAGGTGGAACATCGATGTCTACCCTTGCATATATATAACCATTGGAATGATTACGAATGCCAGTATTGGGACCAGTATAATCATTACGTCGTTTCTTTTGTTGTACATCTATAACCTTTCCTTTAAATACATGAACACGGAATTCGTATTTATGTTTGGTTGCTTTAGTATACAATGGTGCATTGATTAGATGCCCATCAGGTTCTATGATTACTATACCATTACCACTGTGTCCTGTCAAGGACGTTCGACAATATACTTTGTTACCTTCTTGTAACCAAGCAGTAGCTTCTTCTGGATGGATAGTATAGTCAGGTATATGTTCAAATCCCAGCCCATTTAGTTTGTTAAATGTTTTGAGTTTGTTACAAGCAAGTGCGATTGCCCCATGTGAGTTTAAATCATGAGAGGCTTGTAGTATAGCACTAGGTCTACTGTTACCCCAGTTAATAATAACATCACGTCTACGTGCATCATACGTAGGCTTAACACGTAGTACATTAAGCCCATGAGCTAATGCTTTAGCAGACTGAGAGCCTAGTTTGTATGGAAAGACTTTAAAACGCATAACCTTTATCCTTTCTTTTAGATTCAAGTTGATTAATTTTAGCTAAGACTTTAGCGTATTTACCTGAATATGTTTTACCTGTATATTCAGAAGCTAATTCAAAGCAACGTTCTACTGTTGAAAGTGGGATCCACCAGCAATGTCCAAATTTTCCTTGACCATTATATCCTGAATGTCCTCCAATATACTCATCAAATTCTAAGTTATAAGTGTCATTATCAAACATTACTTGACAACGCATTCCAGGTTTAATCATATTATTAGCAGCTGTTGTTTCATTAGTAGGATTATAAATAAGTATATCTCCAGATTTAAAACGCATACTCAGTTCCTTTCTTTCTGTTTACAAAGCGTTCGTTAAGTTGTTTACTTTTACGTATAACATTAAAGTATGGACTGTTTCTACTAACACTTATATCATTAACTAGTGTACACCATCTACGATCTAATGACCAGTATTGTTGAATACGTTTATCATACACAGTAATGTAATTATCTACGCTATGTATTTCATGTGTACCTTCTGTTAAGTAGTCCATGTTTCCCATTGTATCACTTTCATTCCATGTTGGACCTTCAAGAGTATTACTTGGTTTAATAACAGTGATTATATCACCCTTTTTAAAATCAGTACGAGTCATAATCCCATCCTCCCTTTGGTTGCCATGAATTACCTACTGGATCTGGTTCTTCCCAGATGTCAATGTCACTGAACTTAATGTTGTAAATAAACTCAGAGTCATCATTCATTAAGTCAACTGAATAATCTTTGTTGACTGCTACGATTTCCCAAATAGAATCACGAGCATGAGATTTCTTTAAGTCACGATCATAATGACCCCAGCTAAGAGTTACAATTTCACCGATAGTCATATGTTTTTTCTTATGTTCCCAATCTTTGTTGTTGTAGTAACTAGTCCAGTTAGATCCAAATGTAGCTGGTGGATTTGGTTTTGGTACAACAGGTACAGGCTTTCTATAACTTGTGTTTGAATACCATACATCGTCATCCCAGTAACCTTTATCTTCGTTGAAAATCTTAGTATTGCCTGTATTGTCCATGAAAATTAGCTTACTATAACCAATACGAGACTCGATAAGTTTTTTAACCGGGTCCTCGAACAGACCTAAGTTACCCCACTTGTTGACGAATGGTTGGATTACATCTTCATTGAACAACCAAGTATCTGATTTATTATTATCAGTATAACCACTGATGACACCATTATGTACAAATGCGAACTTATCATTAACCAAATAAGGGTGGCAATTATCTTTATTGATCTGACCATGAGTTTTAATCCTAAAATGAATTACACATTCTTTAGTACGATCCCGACGATACGATTGCCAGAACTCTGAGAAAGAAAAGAAACCTTTCTTAACATAGAGTTTGTCATTCTTATGGAACATATAACCAGCACCATCAGGATTTGAATCATAGCAACGCTCAAGTGTTTCACGTTCAATCTCTTTACCTTCTGGTTTATAAATAGCGATACACATTATGCGAATCCTTTCAAGTGATTTGATAGCTCTGGATAGTCTTTGCGATGTGACTGCATCCAGTTAATAAATGATGAGTGATGTGTCAAGTGCTTGAGGCTTGTGCCTACTTGAGCTGGTTGACAATAGTCAGTTAGTGCTTGACAGAACTCTAGACGTGATGCAAACTGTTCCCAGTTAGTTGGTGTACTAAAGATACGGAACTCGATAGTATCTGTTGGTGACAAGTTTAATGCATTGTATCTAGCAGTCCCACTGTGACGATTGACTAATGGGTAACTGATAGTCCGTTGATTATCTTGACGAGCATAACTATTGTCAATACGACCAGCAATATGTGCAATGAAATCTTTGTTGTCAAGTCGGTTAAGGAACTCAGTCATCTTACCAATTGTGAATAGATTTAATGGTTTACGACTGACATGTACATGCATACCTGTGTTGGATGCAGCAAACAACTCACCAGGAAGATTATTATAGAATTTCTTGAACTCCTCCATGTGGATGTCTAGTGTTGCAGGACATGTAACAATCTCAAAGCCATTGTGAATTGAACCATCTGATTTCATAATAGCATGACCAGCTAGTTGTTTACCAACTTTGACACGAGCTTTATCTTTATCAGTTGTTTCATACTCAAGTTCGATACCTAAGTACAGTGTACTTGGTTTAACATTCTTAGCTTTGAACCTAAGTAATGAAGGAACTTTAGTTGAGTAGTTGTGAATCTTGTATCGATTGTCTACACAGTTCCAGCATATACCATCCTCGAAGCCCTCGGCTGGTGCTTCTTGATTACATTCTGGACAGTGTTGCATGACTAATGAGTCACGATTGTAAGCACGACCACGATACATAACTTGTGATTCATGAATCCAAGTATAACCTACATGTTTTACACGTTCTTCACGGTATCCATAATCTGTAGGTTTTAAGTCATAGTAATAATGTTCATGGTTACCACCAAAGGTACCAGAGGTAGCTAGTCTAACTATTACAATTTTATTTGATAAGAAACAAACCTTTAAGTCTAAAATACCATAGTTAGTTTTTAGATAAGAAATAATTTCTGCATTAGTAAACGTTGGATTAAGACGTTTAGTTTCTGCAATGACAGTGTCAAGTAATAGTTCTGTATATGTACTTGTGTATAGGTGTTTAGAACGCACACGTCTAGCTACTTCTTTGTAGATACCTTTACGTAGTTTACCATTTAGTAAGCGTAATGTTGGAGGATTACTTAGGTAGTACAGTCCATCAAGGAATGATCCATTTGTATTCCAGGTCTCTCGAGTAAGGAGACCAGCCCATTTACCTATGTGCATACCATTGTCTATTTCTTTACCTGTACGTTTACTGAATGTAGAGATCATAAGCCAGTCTTTACCATGTAGACTAAGCCCATTAGCTTCTGCTTTAGTACGAATTCTATCTGTTTTTACTTCTAGGGATACGACAGTATACTCACGTCCATCCCAATTAGTACGTGTTCCTTCTGTGAATCTAAAGTCAGGGTGGAGATTTGGAATGTTAAAATCTAACTCCAATAACTTTCTAATGTTAAACGGTTTCATATTAAAGTCCTCTTTAATTTAAGAATAGTACACTTTCAATTGCTACAAATATTAAACTTAGAACTACGATAAATGTAATAACTCCGATAGATACCTCCTTTAGTAATGGTTGTTGTTCAGGTTCCCAATACCCCAGTTTGAATGGATCTTGGTGTGCATAATAGTAATGTTTTGGATCATGTTGATTCACTTTTTATAGCCTCCAAAACGTAACATGTCAGTTGGTGTAATAGGTTTTTGTTGTTCCATTATACTTTCTCCCAGTGAATACCTTCATATTTACAAGTACCTAGTTGACTATCACGTTCAATAGAACAAGGCACATACTTAATTAGCCCATAAATAGGCTCTACATAATCTTTACGCATACATTGTGGTTGACATCCATTTAAATGTATGAAATGCTTACAATTTTTACATAGATTTACTTGCATTTACAGTCCCTTTTGCACGTAATGCTGCAGTTTTAGAGATAAGATAATGACGACTTAGTGTTGAACTATACTTTGGCAAACGACTGTATATTTTGTAGTATGCAGCACAGTAAGCTTCCCATAGAGTTTCTGTAGACATGTCACCGAGTAAAATATGTTTACGATTAAACATAATGCTTGTTCGCTCCATTCTGATGATAGTAGTTAGCCCCGTTAGAAGCCATATTGTTGAATAGACAGCTGACGTTTAACTTCGTCAAGAGTATGAACATTAATAGACTCTGTGGGTACTTCATCGACATGACGATAGCCATCTTCGAACATAAAGTCTGTTAGTTCATCTACAATTAAAACTTCATTGCTATACTTTTTCATTACACGATAAAACATATTAATCCTTGCTATCCATAGCTAGCCATAAGAAACAGATAATAGCACCAGCTAAACAAAAATATGATAACTGACGTAAACCTTCGTATGAATCTAACATGATATGTACCTTATAAAAAAATCCCCCAATTAAGGGGGAATTAAACACTTTGGATTGTTGATAACTTACTAAGCAGTTACTTTACCTGCATCTGCTGAGTTACTTGCTTGAGTCATTGAACCACCAGCTGTAGTAGAGTTATCTAAATCACCTGATGTTGTATTCTCACGTTTGGCTAAGTAAGCTTTGTTTTTGTCACGTAGATCTGATAACTCATCTACGATGTCAACTAACTCTTTAGCGAATGGTGACTTGTAACGACGCATTACTGATTCAACTTCTTGTAATGATTGTAAAGCTAGGTAAAGACGTAAGCCTGAATTAGCTTCTTTCATAAGTTCGTTGTAAGATGTAAAGTTAAATGAATTTGTAGCCATGATAATACTCCTAATTAAGGTTTAAAATTAAGCAGCTCGTGCTGCGAGGAACCAAGAGGCCCGACGTAAAGACAAGGTTGTCAAGGAGATAGAGCTTAGCAAGCGTTAGCTGAGCCAGCCGACGCACTATCAGGCTGGGAAGCGTTACGTTGCTTAGCGATTAGCCCTTGCAACGTTGGCTGTCGGGACTACGGTCCGCAAGCAATAAGCACAGCTGCGTATTTAATCCGATATAGGTGAGTTAGGATGGCTTCAAAGAAACATTATATTGTTAAATTATGTGTGAAAGATGTGTGGATTACGGACATGACTTTGTGGATAAATGTGGATTAAGTTATGTAATAACTCATGGATATATTGTGTGGTAAGTGATTGATAGATTAGAGTGGTGTTTAACAGTGTATCTAAAATACAACAGTGTGGTATAAATACAACAGTATAAGGATAGGTACATAGATACTATATCTTGTGGTATGTGGATATGTAATACACTATATGTTGTATATAATATGGAATATGAACACAAGTGTTACAATACATAGGGCATAGTCTATAGGTCAAGTCAGATTAGTCTGTTCGTTATCCTAAACCTGAAAGGGGGAGGGGCAATATATGAATTAAAATTATAGGTGTTGGGCACTAAACTATATTTATAATAAAATTCTCAATAGGGCCTAGTTGGGATTATTTAAATGGATTATGTACTCTGGTATTAAAAAATAAAAATAATTAATTCTAGATAGGTTTATGTTCGTTTTAGAACTACATTGGTCGTCCTCGGATACCCCGATCTCGGACTCACTGTTAAGAAGGATAATAATAACACTTGACATTTTAATTAAAGTATGTTAAAATCTATTTATTAATTAATAATAATATTAATATAATAATAATAATATATATTATAATATATAATAATAAATATAATATTATAATAATATATATTAATAATCATATAATATATATATATATATTAATATAAAT